AAATCACTTTGCATTAAAGTGAGTGTTGTACCGTGTTGATTCAACTTTTCAGTTATACCAAAATAAGACCACACGCCTATACCAACCGCCCCGATTATGGCAAGCATATTACGGACTGGCATGGAAATGGCTGTGTTGTCGCTTATATCCATTCTTTTCATAAAATCCTTATATTTTTCTTCTACTATCAGCGAACACACCACCAAGACTTCTTTTCTTAAATTGTGCTACTGGTAGATAAATTGCTATCGCCATTTCATCTACATCAATTCGCCTAAAACCAGATTGTACTTGTTTATACAAATATTTTTTTATTGCTGGTCTAATTAAATTTATATTGGCAACATCACCATAACCTGCAAGAAGTTTAGTTGAGCTATCAAACTTAGCATTTGTAGCAAATTTTTGCATACGCTCTAATAATCTAAATCTCAAAGGGTATGGTAGATAATGAAAATTTAAACCCATAAAACCACCTTTTATTGTTTCTAGTGGTAATACTAATGGGAAAGTGTCGTAAAACGGAAGTGTCTTTTTATATTTCGGATCATAGACAAATAAGTTCATACGACCTGCACTAGGTGAAGCATTGACTTTACCTTGACTCATAAGTTTTCTTTGTGAGACCTGGTCTACAATCAATGAAACAGCATTACGATACCAACTGGCACCTCTTAATGCGTTACCTTGCAAATCCTTTAGTGGTTCAAATATATTCTTCGCCATACCACTATTTATATGTCTTTTCCAATAAAAAACCCACCGGTATCACTACCGGTGGGTCAAAGTTTCTAAAGCGGAGAGATTACTCTTCCTCTGCCAATTTACTGAAATAATCTAATGTATCATCATCTGAATCATCAATTTTCATTTCACTTGACGAAGGCTGAGCGACTTCAGCACTTTTCACAGGCGCAGCTGGTTCAGCAGGCGGGAGGTCTGCCGTTTCAACCGTTTCTGTGCTTTGTGCTCCTGATATTACCCTATGAAGTTTACTTTTAAGTTCATCATAAGACTTGAAATTATCAGCAGCTACAAAAGGTTTTAAAGCGTGTTGTTTTTCCCAAATAACCTTGATGTCATCATCTGACTCTTTGATTTGAGATACGCCTTCAAACTCTGATTTGTCGTAGTTCCAATAACCATCAACTTTTCTTAATTTCAGTTTAAAGTTTGCACCTTTCCAGAAATCAAATGGGTTGATAGGTTTCTCGTCTTCAAAAGCTGGTTGCATTGCTTCTGTAATCTTATCAAAGATTTTTTTACCAAACTTAAACAAGAATACTTTACCCTCATTTTCAGGATGTTTAGGGTCGCTAACAACATAGATGTTAGAATAGTAAGATAACTTTCGTTTTCTTTTTCTAGCAATCTCTTTGTCGCTATCAACGCCAGTATTCCATAATCTTGTATTCTCTTCCGACACAGGATCTTTTTGACCTAGTGTAGTTAAAGAGTTCTCAATATACCAACCACCTTTATCTTGAAAGGCATGAGACCATACTCTCTGCCATGGCATATCTTCACCATTAGAGGCAGGTAAAAATCTGATTACAGCATAGCCGTTACCAGTTTTATCCATCTCTATCTTCCAGAAACGGTCATCTTGATATTTGTTTTTGTTTGCTTGATCCTCTGGTTTTAGATTTTGTTCCAGAGCTTTGGTAAGTTTGTCAAAATTACTTGACGAGGTTTTTAATGTTTCGAAATCCATATTAGTTCTCCTGTATTTTCGTATTTCGTATTTGTGTTACCTGTATTATCGGTATCAATATTATTTATAAGAGTTCTCACTCTGATTCACCCATTTTTTTAGACTTTCTGCCTTAGCATTTTCATCATAACAATCTTTAGGTAGACTTCTCATAATAAGATACTCTCTAAATTCTTCACATTTCAATATTATATAATCTAATATTTTTATCATAATAAACAATATGCGTCCTTCGTGGGATTCATGGATTTACCCACAATCTTCCGGGAAGAGTCCATATCTTGCATGAGATGGTCCCTACTCAAAACTAAACGAGGTGTCTTCAGCCATTCGGCCATAACCCTCCTCGCCCATGCCTTTTGCCCTCTTAAGCAATTTTCAGCCAGAAGGATTATCTTACTTGCAAATAAAATAACTTTACGCATATTGTCTATTAATATATCATAAACCAGCCAAATTGGCAAGTCTAGGATAATCTATGTAAGATAAATTAGGATACTTGTCCCATTCTGATATGGGTTGTGATGTTCTACCCTCACCAGCATTTACCTTATAAAACTTTGTTTGTCTATTCCAAGAGAATAGTTGTGACCATTGATTTACCCAATTTACATGGGGAGTTGGTCCTTGTTCAGTAGGCACATAATGTTTAGTACCTGCATATAAATTGTTTACCTTTTGTGTATCAGATACTAGATCATGTCCTATCAAATATACCTCATCTGGTGTTTCTTTATTACAGGCAACATAACCTGACATGGGACCAGCTGCCCAACCTAAATCTCTATTTTCTGGACATATATCTTGTAGATTATTTGATTTATCACCATCATATATCCAACTGACATAACTATAACTTTTATTAATTTGTTCTTTTACTCTATCACCACCTCTACGCAACATGGTAACAATACCAGATAGATTAGATCCGTGCATTACAAATTCTGTAGCATTGCCTCTATCATTTTCATATAAACCGTCCCATTGTTCTTTTACTTCTTCTACTTGACCTATTGATAAACCTGCGTGTAACATCATCTCATAATGGCCTGCTGGTACTTTAGTCCAGTTTCTAAACCAACATTCAACTTCTTTAGAAAAACCACTTTGATATATTTCGTGCATGATACCATTATCTACACTAATTAATACATCTGGTTTAAAATCTCTGTATAAGGCATTACAACCATATATACGGCCTTTACCTCTCAAAGATTCTAAATCAAAATCTTTTCTACTACCGCCGTTGCCTATACAAAAAACTTTCTTCATAATAAATTCAATATCATTTTTGCTTCTTCGCTCATCATATCTCTACTAAAAGGTGGTGTATATGTCAATGTAACTTTTACATTACCTACACCTGCTACTTTTTCTACAGCCTCTTTTATATTCTTACTAATTTCATCTGCCATTGGACAAAACATAGATGTTAGAGTATGAGTAATTTCTACCTTTTCATCTTTAATATCTATATCATATATTATACCTAATGTAAATACATCAATAGATGGCATTTCGGGGTCATAAACTTTTTTTAATTCTTCTATTATCTTATCTTTCACTTATGCCTCTTACTTCTCTCTAACAAATATTCTGCAACTTTATAAACTCTATGTAAAGTAGTAACATCTTGACCTCTATCTTTCCAATATTTGTCCATAAGTGGTTGTGCTATTCTTCTCAATGCCTTACTTCTTTTACTCTCTCTTACACCTGCCTCATAAACGGCACCACCAGATGTTTTTTCCTCAATCTCAAAATCAGTTAGTTTCCTCGTCATCAAGACCTTTTAATTTATCTTCATATTTTAAAATAATATTACTTAATCGTTGAGCTGGCCAATTAGCCTGTATCATCTCATCTCTTAATTCTTTTATGTCTTTTAATATTTCTTCTATCACTTAAATACCTCTTTAGTTCTTTATCTTCTACATTTTTTGGTGTTTCATTCTTATAAAATATTCTGTAACTATCATCACCATATTTACCAATACCATATAATTTTTTTGCGTCTTTGTAATCCCAGGTCAACATATCTATACTCATTTGTTTTAGTCTATGTAATCTTACATTTACCATGCCTAGAGGTTCTAACATCTTTGCCTGTGTTTTACTACTGCCTCTAATAAATGAGATAGGATTAGGATACTTTTTAAATAGTTTAGGTAATACTGCCTTGACTTGTTTTCTATGTGTTAGATTTAAACATATTACACCGACCATGTGTTGCCATGGTGATTTTACTTGTTGTTGTACCATCAAATGTTCTACCATAATTTAAATCTTTCTAACTTCTCTAGTATCTTTTTGATAGGTTCATATACAGACCATATCTCTCTGATATGTTTATCAAGCTTCTTATTTAACTTGTCTATCTTCTTTTCTATTCTATCTAGTTGTTCTTTGTCCATACTTCCTTCATAATCATTTTACATTCTGTTTCATTATATTTAATAAAACCTTTTAACTTGGCCATCTTAAATGCGATTTTAGGCCATACAACTCT